ATGTTGACGTAAGCCGTGTTCGGGCTTTCCACCGTCGTGACGTTGCCTACACGTTGCCGACTAGAAAAGCCTGAATACACAGCTAAATCCCGCCCAATGCCTGCAGTTTAGTAAAGCCTGATTCCAGTACCACGACCAGCGCGGGCATGGAGCATTGAGAAATCCCGGTAGACGAGATAGCCAAGCGCATCATTCATGTGATCGTAACCGGCATCTTTATCAGGATCACCAGCCTCGGTGTAGCTCTGCAGCTCTAAACATTCGATAGTGCGCTTGCAGTTGGCAGCAATCTGCAGCCTTACCTGACCTTTCCCGTTTTCCAGCAAAGCTTGAACAGAAGCCACCCGATCACGGATGGGAGGATTTGCCTTTGGCGATTGATTGCTGAACCCGTAAGACTCCAAGATTTGGATGTCAGTGCGCGAGGCATTCGTGCTTCCGCCTGATGCGTCAGGGTAGATATAAACCGGGCGTCCATCAGCTCGGCGTTGTATTTCTTGGGCCATGGCGTCTGTGTCATGTGCGCCGCTGATCTCGTCGATCAGGAGAAGTTTTTCTCCAAGACGAACACCGATGACTGCGTTTGAGTTACCAACGTTGAAGTCGCAGCCGACGCGTAGAGGTTCGCGGCTTACGTCTGGAATGTCGGTTATGACGTGCTTTGCCCGGTCAAAACGGTCATAGACCTGGCCGGTTGTGAGATTGCAGAATTGGCCTTCTAGGTAAGCCTGCAACAGGCTTGGGTCGTAGTTGGCCTGCAGTCGTTCGATGAAGTCTTGGGGCAGATAAGGGTTATCTGCTGTGCGCATCCTAATGAGTTTGCGATCTTCGCGCTGCTGTGCCTCTTCTGTGCCAAAGGTGTTCCACATCCAGCGAAAACCTTCAGGCGTTGACGCTGCGGCGAACTGGCGCACATTGCCAGAGCGCAGACGACCAAGGATCTTTGGAAACGCCTTCTCAGCAATGGCTGGTGTCACGGTATCAATCTCGTCCGCGAGCACCCAAGCCAAGTTGAGGCCGATGATTCTGCTCCAGTTCTCGAAACTGCGGCAAAGAATCTTGGTGTCGCCGCTTGGCAAATGCAAAACATATTCAGGCAATGGTGATGCTCTGAACGTGTACGGGATGTCGTACTGCTCAAGGAATGCCTCAAAGTCGTTCTGCCAAATGTCGCGGATCAGTGGACCTGTTGGCTCCATGACGCAACCGACAAAGCCTTGATTGGCGATAGCAAGGGCCAAGGCTTTTGCGCACAAGCTTCTGGTCTTGCCAGCCCCATACCCTGCGGACAAGCCAATAATCTGCGTTGATTGATCGTCTACAAAAGCAAGCTGACCTGGGTGCAGATCAGCTTTGATGCGTTGAACCAAGTCGTCGGCTGATTCCTGCGTTGGCGGCGTAGCGAAAGCTAGAAGCGGCTCAGAGTCTGTAAGCCCTGTCAGCAGTGGCATCAGATGTCGAAGCGCAGCAGCTTGGCCTGAGTCTCTAGGGCCTTGATTGCCAGCTGGAGATTGTCGTCTTTCCCAGCCTTCTGTTCATATTTAACAAGACGTGCGATTGCAGCGGCTAACCATTCAGGTCGCTCAATCTCTGCATCCTGTTGAATCAACTGGCGAGCACGTTGCATGTAGATGTCAGCAGTCCTTTCGCTGACATCCCACTGCTCCGCCGCATATTGCAAGATCTCAAACCGAGAATACGACTTAATTAGTAAGCCATAAACAGTTCGGACCCTGCTTTCAATTTCTGCGTTCGTACTTTTCGCCATGCCCTGAAGTTAACAGGGGTTTGAGGCAAGGGTAGCTTAGAAGCGTTCGGGTTGATGGGCTTTGCGCCAATAGTCGGTGAGGCGAACAACCTTGTCTTCAACAAGGTGCATCGAGCTGACTGTCGCCTTGAACTCCCCGACCAAGACTTGGATTGCCCCATCTGGGAGGTTGCGGATTTTGGGATT